CGACGACGAACCGGAAGAACCAAAGGCAAAAGCCAAACCAGCGAAGAAGGCAGACCCAGACCACGATCCATTCGCCGACGAATAAGACTTACCCAACCGACGGGGTTCTTATCAACGAGTAAGTTCTCTCTCTTCTCCTCCCATAGCCCGGTGTTTTACGCATTGGCACCGGGCATTTTTTCCAAGAGAAACCAAAACAATGAAACTTTCAGAAGCACACAAGCCAAAGGACGCCATCATCGCCGCTAGGAAGTACAACGGCGCAAGATGCTCTGACCGCCCGGACATTTACGGCGGGAGTGCCTACGGACAGCTAAAGCGCACCCGCCGAACTAAGCTCGGCACTTACACCCTTTTCGCAGGCATCGTCTTCCTGGCACTCGCCACGCTGACGGTTCTTGCAACGACATTGTACGCCGATCATCCGTGGTTTGACGGGGTTTGGAGAATGACACGATGATGCAGGCTAGTTACACCGAATTCTTGCAAAGGAAAAAGAAAGCGCACGTCCCGTCAGGGTTTGAACCTAACACGTCGCATTTGCCGATGTTTGACTTTCAGCACCACGTAGTCAAGTGGTCATGCCAAACCGGGAAGGCTTGCGTATTCGCTGGCACCGGGCTAGGCAAGACCCGGATGCAGGTCGCATACGCTGATAGCGTTGCAAATCGCACCGATGGAAACGTTCTAATCCTATCCCCGCTCGCCGTTGCTGGTCAAACCATGCAAGAGGCTAAAGTCATGGGCGTAGACGTGTCCAGGTCGCAAGGATCACGAATACAGATTGCAAACTACGAACAACTCCATAACATTGATGCGGAGTTCTCGGGAGTAGTCCTTGATGAGTCGTCTATTCTCAAATCCCACGATGGCGCATACCGGAAGTACATCACTGATCGGTTTGCAAAGACCCCGTACCGTCTAGCATTAACCGCAACACCCGCGCCGAACGACTACATGGAGCTAGGCACTCATGCCGAGTTTGTAGGTGTTATGACGCGGTTAGAAATGCTCGCGACGTATTTCACCCACGACGGCGGGGACACTTCCAAGTGGAGGCTAAAGAAACACGCTCGACGTGACTTTTGGCAATGGGTTTCAACTTGGGCTATGTGCTTCAACAACCCCGGCGATATTGGGTTTGATGGTTCGCGGTACATACTTCCAGAACTTACGATCCATGAACATATTATGCCTACCGATAATGACGGGCTAGGTGGATTGTTTGGGGAATCGCTCGGAGTATCTGCAACGGAGATCCATAACACTCAGCGTCATAGCTCGGTAGCAAGGTTAGAACGTGCTTGCGAGATTGAGGCCGAATCCGACGATCCAATCATTCTTTGGTGTTCTACCAACGTTGAACAAGACGCGCTAAAGAAGATGATCCCGCACGCGGTCAGCATTTCCGGCAGCGACTCGCCCGAATACAAAGAGAAGATGCTTCTCGGGTTTGCCAACGGTGAATTTAAGACGGTGATAACCAAGCCATCAATCGCTGGATTTGGGATGAACTGGCAACGATGCAACCGGATGGTATTCGTAAGTATTTCTTACTCGTTTGAAATGCTTTACCAATCAATCCGCAGGTGCTACCGATTCGGGCAAACCAGAGACGTACACGCACACTTACTTTATTCAGAATCCGAAGATGGTATCCGCCAATCTCTACGGTTCAAGTCTGACGCTCATAACTCCATGCTCGATGAAATGAGGGCATATTCAAACTAATGAAAAACTACAATCTAACTCATGGCGATTGCGTTGAAGGTGTCGCCGCCCTTCCTGACAATTCGATCCACTACTCTATTTTCTCTCCACCGTTTGCAAGCCTGTACACGTACTCCGATTCCGAGCGCGATATGGGCAACGTCAAAGACGATGACGAGTTCTTTGAGCATTTCGCGTTCCTAGTCAAAGAGCTTTACCGCGTGACTATGCCAGGACGGAATGTATCGTTCCACTGCATGAATCTACCGCTAACCAAAGAGAGGGACGGCGTAATTGGGATTCGTGACTTTAGAGGCGCATTGATTAAGGCGTTTGAATCCGAAGGGTTTGTATTCCACTCCGAGGTTTGCATTTGGAAAGACCCCGTAACCGCAATGCAACGGACTAAGGCAATCGGTCTTCTATACAAGCAAGTCAAGAAGGACTCTTGCATCAGCCGTCAAGGGATACCAGACTATTTAGTGACCATGCGAAAGCCAGGCGATAACCCTGAGCGTGTAGGCAAAGACGAATCAGAATTCACCGTGGATATGTGGCAAAAGTACGCCAGCCCTGTTTGGATGGACATTAACCCGTCTAGGACTCTGCAACGAGAATCAGCCAGGGAACATGACGACGAACGCCATATATGCCCTTTGCAACTAGACGTAATCGAACGCGCAGTGGTTCTTTGGTCTAACAAGGGAGATACCGTTCTCAGTCCGTTTGCGGGGATCGGGTCGGAAGGCGTGGTTTCGTTGCAACTTGGACGGAAGTTTATTGGGTTTGAGTTAAAGAAGTCTTACTATGTTCAGGCAGAAAAGAACCTTTCACTTGCGACGGCTCAATCATCGTTAGGTTTACATACCTCAGAACTGGAATCAGCCTAGCCATGCCTTACCTGGTAACAATGCGGGATATTCTTCTGCTCCCTTCACGGGAGCGGACTACCCTCATGCGTCTTCTTGCCAAAATGGAGGAAACTGCAAACCAGGAAACCGATGAGCCAGAACAACGAACCGAATATCCGGCAGAAAGGCAAGGGATGGGAAGCGAGGATGCAAATCCAGGGGATAGCTTATCAAGCCTACGCCAGCACCAAGCAAGAGGCGGTCGAAAGGCTAAAGGAAAAGGTGTCACAGTCGCTCAGGCCACCGGGCTTGACGGACCACACCTTCAGGTCATTGATGGAGGGATTGTATCTGCCGACGATCTCAAACACCAGCAAGAACTACCAGAGGGATGAAATGAGAGTCGCAAAACTACATATGCCCTGGTTCAATACCGACGTTTCCGAAATCTCCCGGCAATGGATTCAGAACCATATCAACCGATTGCCTAAGACTAGCCCAAAGGTCATCAGTGACGTTAAGCGCATCACCCGCTCCGTGCTAAAGCTGGCAGTGATAGACGGCATCCTGCAGGTAAACCCCGCCGAGTACATAAAGCTCCCCAAACGCTCGTACAAGCCAGGGAAATATCTCACAGCGGAAGAACTTCGGATCTTAATTGCCTACGCCGTAGAAAAGCAATCCCCGGCACTTCCAGCGATTGTGCTGACCGGGCTTCTCGGGATCGGCTGGGAAGAAATACGCGACATCGAGCCGAAGCACTTCAACAAGAACCTGCTGACCATCGTGCGCGAAAAGACACGATACCGACGCCGCATCATCCCGGTTCCAAACAAAGTCTTGCAGCTCATAAAAGGGCAGACATTCCCGTTGCTGAAATCCGACGTATCCACGATCTACCACCAGATAGAAAAGCTAACGAATGACCTAGGCATGGAGAAACTAGGCAGGAACATTCTCAGGCATACGTGCGCTACGGGCTTACAGGAGCTGAACACGAGCCTGGAAATACGGGCAATGATCTTAGGACATACGCCGCCAGGTGGAGCCACACGCGACTATTCAGACAGCCAAATGATCGAAGTGAAGTCCCAGCAGCTTAACCTATGGGTAGACACGGTTCTATCTGAGGGTTGGGAATACAGTTGGGAATGCCGGATCAAAAATCAAGGAGAAATTATTGAACTTTTCCGCTAATTTGAACCTGGTGCCCAGGGCGGGACTCGAACCCGCACGTCCTTGCGAACAACGGATTTTAAGTCCGAAAGGATTTAGCATCAACACGGCACAAATTCAGGTAGAAATCTGCACCAAAACGGTGTATTCTGTAGGTTCAGCGGCAATATTCCCAACAGTATTCCCAACCCCCAACCCACCCCCACAGGTGGACATTTGACATGGGCTTTGCCCCACGACACGACGAGAACCCAACTTCCAAAAGAGGTAGAACAACCTAGAAAAGAGGTCGAATCCCCTCGCACGGAATCGCAAGAACCGTGCGACAAGATTGAAACAACCCGCCACAAGTGACTGAGGCGATTAAGCCCGCGATTCGCCTCAAATGCTGAGGCGATTATGGCTAGAATGTACGTAAGAGAGAATAAGAACGATGGAAAATAAAAAATGGACACCGATTGATGGGGAACTTGTTTTACTTGCAAGCCCTCCATCGTTTCCAGGCACTCCGCACGTCACAATCCGCGAATATAATCCCAATAATGGGGATGACAAAACATGGCTCAGCCAAGGAGAGATATTCCCAGACACCGCCGACGGCATGAAAGCCGCACGGAAGTTTGCCGGGTTAGATTCAAGGCATTATGTCGAAGATCTGATTGAGGAACTGGAGAAAGAAATATCAGACAAGCGAATCATTGAGATCAAAGGACACAAAGTAAAGGGCAACAGCCTCATAATCCCGACTGTCGGCATAGACATTGTGGACATCACAATCAAGGTAATAAAAGAGGCAGAACACTGAGGCGATTGAGCTAAACCATATTGCCGACGTCGGGAAAATGGTTTAGCGTTAAACCTTCTCAACCCGCCGCAATTCCTCAACCCCGTAGAATTGCCCATCCACCGATCCACCGCCGAACGTCTCGTTGCCGTCTTTCACCGAAGCAACACCAGCGACGATCGGGCGCAGATGCTCGCCAGAATGGAAGTCTACATGAGCGACCAGGACATGACCAAACACGTTGACGATCTGCATCGCCTCGCTCGACCCCGTGAGAGAAACACCATACCGCGCCCCGCTCACCTGCACGTCCGAGATGATGCAAGCCTCGCAGTCCTGCGCGATGATCCCGTACCCTTGCCCCGTCAGATATGGGTCTTGGATGCCGATGTTCGTCAGCGTGGCGCACAGAGCCAAACTCTGGCAATCTTGGAGCTTGATTCCCGTCCCTATTTCCTCGCACCCCCTAACGATAATATCAAAGAAGGAGTGGCTGACATTCTGAGCAAAGACCATGCCACGCTCAACAACCGCTTCAAGAATCAGCCCATCAAGG